TTTGAAGTGCGTCCGCGTGAACCGAAGCGCGGCAAATTCCGCGGCCGTGTCGAAAGCGTGAACAACCCAAAAACTGTTTCCGCAGCGTCCAGGGCTGATCCGCGTTTCGAAAAGAAAACAAGGAAAACGAACTTGCTCCGCCTTGCAAAAGTTTTTCGCGGTCGCGAAGTTTTTCCTTTTTCGTCGAACTTTTCGTGATCCGCAGGTTGCCCTCTTCGAGGGTGTCCGCGTAGCTCTCCGCACGCTGACGGGCTTCTGCCTGCCGTTGCGCGAGCAACGCGACCACAGCAAACCACACCGGTCAGGGCGAGACCAGCGGCGCCACCGAGGAGCGCGGTACGCGCGAAAGCTGATGTTCGCAAGATCCATCTGAGCCTTGAGCTCGATGATTTTCACCCGCAAGCCGACAGCACCCGCACTGAAAATCAGGGCAGCAGCCGTCGCGACACCGAGGACGAGCGCGGTCGCCTGCACAGGTTCGGGGAGCTCCCCGTAAATGTCGACGAGCTCGGTCGCTGCCTGCACCATTGTGCGGAGCACTTCGTTCGCGCCCGCACCCGTCTTGATGAACGCGGTATCGAACGCCCCGCCGAGTTTCTCGACGTCACCGGCCAGGTTGTCCTGCTTGATCGCAGCCTGCTCGGCGGCGAACCCGGAGTCGTCGACCTTCTCGGTCCACTCCTGAACCCCGGCGGCGCCCTCCTTGTAGAGGACGTTCGCGACGTTCATCGACTCGTTGCCGAAGATCCGGTTCAACGCGGCTGCGCGTTCTTCCTCGGTCAGATCAGCGAACGCGGTCCGCAACTGCCCGGCAACCCCAGCGAGACCGACGAAGTTGCCTTGCGCGTCGAACACCTCGACGCCGTATTCCTTCATCGTCTTCGCGCCGAGCGCGGAAGGCCCCGTGAGCGCCGCGAGAGCACCGCGCAGTCCTGTGCCAGCTTTCTCTCCGAGGATGCCGTTTGCGGCGAACAACGCCAGCGCGCCGACCGATTCCTCGAGGGGCACGTTGAACTGGGCGAGGCCGATGCCGGCGTAGTCGAGCGCGAGGGACACGTCATCGACGGAACCCTGCGCCTTACCAGCCGCGGCCGCGAGAAGGTCGGAGACGTGCGCGGCCTGCTCGGCAGGCAAGCGGTACACCTTGAGGGTGGTCGCCATGATCTCCGCGGACCGGGCCACCTCGAGTTGGCCGGCGGCGGCGAGCGCGAGCGCACCGTTCAGCGAACCGCCCACAATGTCCGCAACACTCAGGCCCGCCTTGGCGAGTTCCTCCTGCGCCCCAGCGGCCTCAGACGCCGAATACGCGGTGTCCGCACCAGACTCCAACGCTGCAGCACCGAGGGCGCGCTGTTCTTCCGCGGTAGCCATCGTCGCGGCGCGCACGTTCGACATGGCAACGTCGAACTCGGCGTACTTCGCGACAGAGATCCCGACGAGCGCACCAACAGCGACACCCGCAGCGAGCAGACCGACCGACAGTTGCTTCGCCGCGTTCGCCTGCTGCTCGGTGACCTTCGCCTGCTGCTCCTGCGCGGGCTTCGCCTTCGCGGACTCGTCGCCGACCTTCTTCGTCGCCGCGGCCTGATCGTTCAGGGGGGCTTTCGCGGCGCGCGCCTTCTTCGTAACAGTGTCGGTCGCGTCACCGGACTTGTTCAGATCGGTCGCCGCAGCAGTCGCGGAACGACCCGTCTTCTCGAGCGCCTGTGACGCGTCAGACTGATCCTTCTTGAAGACTGCCGCCCCGACCGTCTGGATCTTGAACAGCAGCGCGCCGGCGTCGAACCCCATCTCTCACCGCTTTCTGCACCCATGTGCCGTCGATGTCGATGAGTCGTTCAATCCCGGCGCGCACGAAATGCCACGGCCGGGAATCCAGAGCCGCATCCAGGTTGGGGATGAGGCTGGTCTGTGCGAGGTCGAGTTCGATCTCACCGAACAGTTCCGGCCACAACAGGCCCCACAACTCCAGACCGGTGAGACCGACCGGTTTCGGTGCGGCACCGGCCGCTGCCGTCTTCCGGCGTTCCCGCCACTCCGGGGTGAACACGTGCTCCGGGTAGATACCGTTCTCGTCGGGACGCCCGACGCCGATGATCAGACCGTCGCGGATGCCCTGGGCGATGTCCGCCGGGTCAAGCGACCCAAACGGGCGGTCAACGCCCCCGCCGCTTTTAGGGTGCCCGAGAGACCCTCACCGCCCTCGATGTACTCCTGCACACCCTTGATCCCGAGGATCGTCTGCCAGAAGAACGCAGGCATCAGGATCGATTCGGATTCGTCCTGGGAGAGCTCGAGGCCGATGCGGGTGAAGTTGACCTGCTCGTCCTCGGGAACGGGTTCCCAGATGCCGGTGATCGCGTTCTGTCGTGCACCATCCACGGCCATGATGAGCGCGTTCGTGATGTCCTCGACACCACCCTCACCGTTCATGGACGTGAGGTAGGTGTCGGTGATCTGGACGCCCGCACGACCGGGGAGGGGATGAACCACGAACGGTGCTTCGATCCCCTCCATCCGGAGGTGCAAGTCGCGACCGACCTTTTCAGCGGTGATAGCCATCAGAGTCCCTGCGCTCTCTGACTACGCGGCCGTGTAGGCGAGGGAGTTGGAGGCGCCCTCGGCGTTGGTGACGATGATCGGGGCAGAACCCGACACGGTCGCCGGGATCAGGAGGACCACCGCGTTGTCGTCGACGATACGGATCTCCGCGACCGACTGGGTGTCGATCGTTGCCGATACCGTCGATGCGAGACCGTACCCGCGGACCACGATGAGGTCGCCGGTGGTCTGCCCCGAGGGGGTCGCGGACTCGAGGATCGGCGTACCGTCACCCGCGATCGGCGACGTGATGCGCTGAACGACACCGTCGTTCGTGAGCGTGAACGTCCACCCGCCCTTGTCGGCGTACCCGGTGTTCAGGTCCGCGACAGCGACCGAGAACGTGCCCTGGAAGGCGGGGAGACGGTCGTCGAGCGCGTCGAACCACTGGAACTCGCGCTTGTTGTCCTCACCCTCCGAGAACGCGGCGTCGAGCAGGTCGACGAGCCACGCCTGACCGGCGACGAGCAGCTTCGTGACTGGGTCACGGACACCCTCGACCGCGAACGTCGGTGCGAAGTTGTAGCCGATGATGTCCTGCGACTGGCGCCCCTTCGTGCCGTACACCTCACGCTGCACGGTGATCGGGGTGGGGTTGCCGGCGAGGTTGTTGATGTCGCCGGTGATGTTCTGGAAGACGCCGGACTGCTTGAGTCGCAGGATCTTCTGGTGCGCGAGCGCGAGGGAACCGTCCGAGGGGGCGGTGGTGTCGTACAGGGTGTGGTCAGCCACGATGATTCTCCTTGTTTGTTGTGGGGATGTCGGCGCCTGCCGACGACCCCTCACGCGGAGGGGCGGTCTATGGGGTGGTTACGCGCGGCCGCGGAACTGGTACGTGCACGCGACGGCGGGGCGTCCCTGAGCGTCCGGGTCGAACGGGAGCCTCGAGGTTTCCTCAGCCCACGAGATCCCGAGAACCTGGGGTGTGTATTCCTTGTGGTCGAGCAGGGCCGCGAGGTCTACAGCCCACTTCTCGGTGACGTTCGGTGACCCGGTGCGGCGCGTATACACCTGCACCCGATACAGGGCGTCCGCGCGCCCGTCGCGCACCGTGGGGAGCGAGGTGAGGACGGTGAACTCGCTGGTGCTCGTGGGGAACACGCCGTCGAGGCGGATTCCGCGTTCGGGGATCGTGCCGGTGGGCTGGTAGACGGCGAGGTCGGCGGCGTCGAGCATGGACGCGAGAGTGCGACGCAGGATCAGTTCAGGTGCGTCAGTCACCGTTGCGCCTGCTTCCTGATGATGTCGCCCAGTTCTTTCTTGTTCTCGACCGCCGCGTTCTCCAGGTACTTGCCCTGGGCGTTCGGGTTCGAGTCGGTGGAGAAGTTGTACTCCGGGTGCTCGTGCAGGCGGGCCGCGTACGGGGTGTCGAACGTGACTGCGCCGCCCTCATCGGGGTCTGTCGCGGGCTCCACAGCGCCGGTTCCGGCGAGGGTGCCCTGATCCCACGGGGATTTGTCGACAGCGAGGGTGAGGAGTCGTTCGAGGGCCAGGTTCACGCCCTGCACAAGGTCGGCGGTGATCTCGTCACCGGCGCGGGTGAGGTTGTTCGTCATGGTTACGACAGCGCGAACACCCATGTGGTCACCTCATTCCAGAAAAAGCTCGACATGGGAAGGGGCGCCCGGATACTCGTAGTACGCCGAGTCGATGACTTCGGATGTGCGGGCCCGGGATGTTCCACCCCACACGGTCACGCGGGTGCGGGGTTGCACGTCGTTCTCGAGCAGCAGGACCACGAAGGTGGTCGAGGTGACTTCCTGCCCCTTCGTCGTGGAGTTCGACCGGCGGTCAACGACCAGCCGTGTCTTCTGCTCCACGTACGCGGGCACATCCGCAACAGCGGTGCCCCAACTGTCACTCTCCGCAGTGTCCCCCTGGAACATCTGCAACGTGACCCTGTGCGGGAGGTGCCGTTTCCTGAGCCGGGCCATGACGTGCTCCTAGCTGTGGGATACGGCCGAGTTGATGAGGCCGGCGTTCGCGAGAATGTCGAGCGCGCGTGACCCGATCCGGCGGGCCAACTTCTCACCCTCGCTGAGGACCGTCGCACTGCTGGAGGTGGTGCCGAGCGACACGGAACCGATCTTCACGGCACCCTCGAGCGTTTCCACACCCATCGGGTCGTCTGTTTCCACCCAGTACTCGACGATCGCGCACGTCGCTTCGGTGAACGCCGCACTGATGTCCGTGTCGGTCGGGTAACCGTCCGTGTCGGTGTCGTACCATGCGCGGCGGGTGATTTTCTCAACCTCGATCGATGCTGCCCGGAGTCGTTTCGTGAGGAGCGTCGCCGTACCCTCGAAAGGTTCCTCAGCGAACGTGTCGTAATCGCCGGGGGTCGCGTAAATGCGGGACACGGTCACACCCCGCCGGTGAACGAACCGTCACCGTTGTCGACGTCGCCAGGGATAGGGGTGGCGGGGAGACTGGAGATGGCCTTGATCAGCTGGTCGCGGGTCATCTTCGTGGTGACCTCGAGACCCTCCACCTCGGCAATGTCGCGGAGTTCTGCACGCGACAAGACGGCGAGGTCGATTATCGGTTCCCCGATGGCCTCCTGGTGCGGGGCTTCCACCTCGAGGTCTGGTTCGATCGTGTACCCGTGGCGGATGAGCGCGAGCTCACGTTCCGGGTGCAGAGACTCGACCACTGCGACACCGTCACGGAAATCGACACCGAGGGCAGACTGACGGCCCAGAGCAGGGCGGGGGTGGATGATGCGCATGACGCTTCCCTTCCGGTTGGTGATCCCGGGGCGGAGGGCAGAACACCCCGCCCCGGGATCATTCACGTGCTACGACCACACAGGGGCGACGGGCAGGCCACGGATGATTCCGTGCGCCTTCTCGTTGCCGTACTGCAGGCCGACCTCACCGTAGATCTGCACCTTGTCGGAGGCGCCGACCTTCGCCAGCGGCTCCTCGAAGAAGTGCCCCTTGTCGGGGATCCGGAGGAACTTCGGCTTGCACTGCTCGAGCGACACGACCGCGAACGAATCGGCCGGCATCCACCGGTCGAGGATCACGTTGAACGTTCCGAAGTCCGTCATGATGGTCGTGAAGTTCACACCACCGACGTTCCGGGACGCCTCCTGGTACTGACCGAACGCCTTCGCGTACGCCGTCGACAGGGACCGCTTCTGACGCGAGCCGACCATGATGGTCTGCGTCGCACCTTCCCGCATGCCACCGTTGTCGAACACCAGCTGGAAGAGGGCGTCGTACGACTCCTTCGTGGGACCAGCGGTGGTCAGCTTCGACAGCGCAACGGTCGCGGTGCCGATCGTGATCGCCGTACCGCCGAGGGTCGCGGCGACCTTGAACGCGTTCGTCGTCTTACCGACCACGTAGTACACGCGGTTCAGGAAGATCGCCGTCGAAGCGCCCACGTCGGTGAACCGGACCGCGTCACCGTTGGCGAGCGTGGTCGAGGTCTCCGCGATCGTGTCGGTTGTGGCCGACAGGGCAGCGTGCGCCTCACCGAGTTCGATGACGTTGGTCGTGATCGCAGGGATCAGACCACGCGTCTTCCGGGCGGTCGTGTTGTCAGACGGCTTGTTGTACTGCCCGATGAGGAACGACGCCTCGATGTCGGTCGCCTTCGCCTTGAGGGCGTTGGTGATCTGGTGGGGGAGTTCCGCCTGGACCGGGTTGGTCTGGTCGTTGTTCGTGCCCGAGTGCTGACCGGTAGCGGCCTGCTTCGTGTACGAAACCTCGACGGTCTCCTGGTGGATCTCGACGACGTTCGTCACGTTCGCGCGGACACGCTGGTCCGACGTCGGTGCGTTCGCGCCCTCGAGACGTGACCGGTTCGGCTCCGGCGCGCGGAGGTCTTCCGTCTGCCATTCGAACTCGGTCGACTTGACCTCTTCGCCACCGGTGAGACCACCGATCGCGGAGAGGAACGGGGTGTCTTCGGGGCTCACCTGGAAGAGTGGCCCCACGTAGTTGGGCAGGTTGTATGTGGTCCCCTGCCCGCTGATTCCAGCCATGCTGGTCTCCGTTTCTGTCGCCGAAGCGACGGGTTATGCGGACTGCGCGTTGCGTGCGTACACGATCGCGCGAGTCAGTCGGATGATTTCGCCCGCATCCTTCTTCTCCTCAGCGTTCTTCAGCTGAGCTTCGAGGGACTGGACGGTCGGGCCCGTGGGAGCGACGTCACCTGAACGCGCGGGGGGCTGCTTGAGTGCGGCGTTCGCCTGGAGCGCCTTGGTGATGACGGACTTGATGTCCGCCTCCTGCGTCGGGTCTACCGATGCGAGGGAGGTCTTGAATGCCGGGTCGGCGAGGAGCGCGGTCAGGTTCGCGCCGAGGCTGGTGCCGTGGATCGCGACCTGTGCGATGCGCTGAGCGTCAACCGCGGCGGTCTGTGCGGCGGTGAGCGCCTGATCCTTCTCCGCGATCGTGGCCGACAGTTTCGCGGGGTCCGTTTCGGGTTCCTTCTCCCCGGTGAGGAGCTTCGCGAACTGTGCGAGCGTGTCCTTCTGCGCCTTCTCCGCAGCAGCCTGGATCGCGGCGTCCGTCTTCGTCTGCCGTTCGGCAGCTTCCGTGCGGAGGTTCTCGATCAGCTTCCACGCCTTGTCCGGATCGAACTTCGACGGGTCATCACCCCACGGCGGGGCAGCGGGCGCGGGAGGTGCCGCAGGATCGGGCGCTGGCGGGGCCGGGGGTGCCGGCGGGACGGGAGGAGTGGGGTTCGGATCGGTCATGGTCTTCTTCTTCCCCCGGGCCTGCCGGGATCGGTGATTCCCACACCCTGCGTGTAGGAAGTTTGGGCCGCGCCGCCGAAGCGCAGGGTCAACAGCGGCGCGGGGACTATGGGGCGGGGGACTGGGAGCGAGGGAAGTCGCCACCAGGCCCCCGCATTCGGGTGCAGGTGCATCTCCACGCCTGAGAAAGGAGCAGGCGATTATGGGAGGCCTTCGCGGGACAAGTTCCGCGTTGACACCCGAGCTCAGTTCAGGCGGCGATCCTCGATACGCGGTACTTCTCGTACCCGCACGCCCGGTTCAACCACATGAGGTCTTCGAACGACCATGCCGCGTGCGACCGTTTCCACGGGGCGTGAGCGTGATCACGGAACTCGACCGTGAGGATCATCATTGGTCAGGCGGATGGGCCGGTGGCGAATATGCCGCGGTTAGCGCGCATCTGCACGTCTTCGAGCGCGGTGAGCGCGAGGGACTTGTTGCGGCCAGCGGGCACGAGAGCCTCGATGTGCGACGCGAGGTGGATGACCGCGACGGTGATCTGAGCGACAGCGGCGCGCTGCTCGTCTGTCGGCGGCTTCCCTGTTGCAGCAGCCATGAAGCGCTGTTCGAGGATGGTGGGTTCGGGCGTGGACTCTGCCATGCTGACCTCCGGTGTTCGTTCGCCCAGCCGAGTGCTGGGACGTCTATCGGCCGTCCGCGAATCCGAGTTGTTCGCGGTACGAGGATCGGTTGCGGCCGGTGCGTTCGATGAACGCCCGCATCTCGGCTTGCGCTTCACGCACATCCGCTTTGGCGCGGCGTCCGGACATGTCGTCCATCGCGGACACCTCACGGCGTTTCGCGGCCCGAATGTCACGCTCGAGGCGCCGCTGTTCGGCACGTTCCTTCTCCGCAGCCTCGTCGTACGTAGTGTCCTCTTGCGGGACCGTGAGGCCGGGCATGAAGGGCACGAGACGGCACCTGCAGTTCGGGTGATTCCAGCCCGACGCGCGAGCCTCGTCGACCGTGCCGGACACTTCCACGGTCACAGCTCCCGTGCCGGTCTGTCGCGGCAGCAACCGGGGCCCGGCGGGTGTTCCGTCCGTGGAGAGGATCTTCCCCGCCCACGCGGCGCACCGTGCACACGAGTCGAGCCCGCGGACCACAGTGACGAGGTGGATTCCGGCTTGACCCATCCGCCACGTCCCGGCGTCGTTGAACGCCCGATTCACTGAGGTACGTCCGGCCATTTCCGCGTAGGCGCCGACAGTCCAACGCCGGTTCGAACGATCCACGAACCCGGTGATGCCTTCCGCGAGGAACCGTTGCACCGTCGCCGCTTGCTGCACACGTGACGTCGTCACACCGAGCAGAGTCGACGGCGAGTAGAGCGACACAACCCGCTGATAGGCGTCCTGCGGGTACCGGGTGATCCGCTGATTCAGGATCTCCAGGCGAGACTCGAGCGACAGTGCGACCAGTGTTGCGGCCTGTGTCGCCGTACCGGTCAACGTGAGCGCCGACACCGCCGTCTGACCACCGAGCATCGGCAACGCGATTGCGGGGGCGGCTTGACGTGCCGCGAACCCGAGTTGCGCGGCCGCGGCAGCTTCACCCTCACGTGCAGCGACATCGACGAGACGTTGCGCGAGATCCGCGGCCTTGAGTCGATCAACCATCGCGACCGCTTGGCCCTGCAGTTCCCGGATAGCAACCGCCCGGTGTGCGGACAGTTCAGCGAGAATCCGGTTCTGCCGGCGCCGTTCCGTGAGGGTGAGCCCGCCGAACGTGCGATCGGGGAGCTCATTCGCGAGTTCCATGTCCCGGCGGGCACGGGCGGCGACCTGACGGATCAGTTCGTCTTCCACATCCCTGTACCGGGACGCGAGCTCGAGAGACAGGGCTTCGACGAGTTCCTCAACGGAGCCACGGTCAGGGTTCGGAACGAACACAGCCACGGGTTCCCCCGATCAGTTGTTGGACCGGTAGAACCGGACATGCTCCCGGTCGTCAGCTTCCATCGCATCCTGGTCGGCACAGTCCGCCGCATAGCCCGGTGAAGGCCACAACCGTCCACACGCGCACGGGAACAGGACCGGCTTTTCGACGTCCATCAGTCGCCTCTCGACAACGCCCAACCGATGACGACCCGCCACACTTTCAGGACCGTTACGGTCACGATGATCCCGGACGTGAAGCCGAGCAAGACACGCATCAGACGCCAGTGAAACCGGCAGGGTCCGGGGCTGGTGTGCCCATCTCCTGCATGATCAGTTCCACTTCCGCGTCGATCTCCGTCTCATCCCAATCGGAATGCAGAGTGCGGACGATCTCCTTGCGGGAAGCCGCGCGAGCCGCATCCAACAACTGCGCGGTCCGAGCGAGTTTCTCCGGGTCAGCCTGCGACACCGGCGCGAACACCACATCAGGCATGTTCGTGAGGTCACCGAGCTCACCAGACCGGAACACGGCCTTATCGATCTCCAACGCCGCGAGCGACCAGCGTGCGAGGGCACCCTTCGCGTACAACGCCTTCTTGTCCCGGGTGCGCTCACTGTCGGACAGGTCCGCGACGATCTCCGTCGCCGTCTGCCCACCCCGCGCGTCATCCAACCCGAGGTGTGATTCGGAGTATCCGACAGCGGACGCGATCTCCCGCTTCAACGCCTTGATCACACCCAGGTGTTCCTCGACACGGATCGCGAACTGCACGATCGACATGGGCCCGTTACCGTCAGCAGCTTTCCCGAGGGAACCGCTCACCGGGGTGAACACTTGCCGGTACACGTCGAAGTTCGCGCCCTCGCCGGGCTTGCCGGACATCTCGAGCATCTCCTCCGGGACGACGAGGCGGCCTTGCCCGTTGTCCACGTCCCGCATGAGCGACGACCACGCCAGGTCGACCTTGTCGAGCTCGTCCTGAATCCCGTCCAAGTCGGAACGTCCCAGGTCCGCGAGGACACCCAGTTTCCGCCAATCGCGGACGGGGGAAGCGTTCTTCAAATACGTGACCGCGAGCCGGTCAGTTCCTGTGCCGATCGCAACAGTCTGCGGGAGCGCGCCTTCGGGAACATCCAGGTCAGCCGCGGTGCGCAGCTTCGCGTAATGCGCTGTCTCCGGACGCTCCTCGATCTGCACCGCCGTGCCCAGTGTGCGGATCGTGCCGCGGAACAGGGTGTACTCGATCACACCGGGCTTGTGCTCCTCGACGAGACGGAACACTTCATTGCCGTCGTGGTACTCAGACCACAGCTTCACACCATGCAGACGCCCGTGACGGAATGTCGGGATCGCACAGTCCGCGGCGTATGCCTTCGGGAACACATGCTCAGCAACGTCCGCGTCCCACGCGACCGCCAAGTACGAACCACCAAGCGCGGCCGAGTACTCGCCAGCGAGCAACAGTTCAGCGTGCGCCTCATCGGAGGAGATCAGCTTGTCGAGGCGGGCCTGTGCGGGGTGAACCCACCGCTTCCGATCCTTCCTCAACTCACCCTCAGCGACAGGTGCGTCATCGGGGCGGCGGAACAACACCTGCGGCGCCTCACCGAACAACAGATCCGCCGACAACGTGCACAAGTCAGCCGCGAGGGGCAAGTGCATGCGCATGCGCTTCTCGTCCGGGATCACCGGTTGCCCGATGAACATCTTCGACAAAGACCCGAGCACACCGCCCCGGTACGAACGCCCGGAGATCGTGTGCGTCGGTGCAGCTGCCGCAGTGGTTCCGGAGTAGATCTCCGCAAGCGTCGTCGCGTCACCGCTGTACCATGCGTCGAGCTCCCGGAACCGGGCGAACGCGATATCAAACGGGGCGGGCGGGAACTGGTCGGAGGTGTCTACCACAAGAACCCCCTACAGAAGTCAGATGCGTGGATTCGTGGGCGTCTTGCGCTTCTGGAACCGTGTGAGTCTCGATATGTGCTGATGCCAGACGCCATATTCGGCGGCGAGAGCCCGCTGACTGACCCCACCCGCTGCATAGCGCGTCCGGATCTCAGCTACTTGAGCGTCTGTGAGCTTCGCGGACCCCGCACGTTCGCCGTTCGCGACCCGTAGCCGATCCAAGGCGTCATGCGAGTTGTCAGAATCGGCGCCCAGCACTAGGTGGGCGGGGTTGATGCACGGCGGGTTATCGCAGCGGTGCCGAACGATTACTCGCCCATCCGGGATGGGACCGACCCATTCGATGTATGCCGCGCGATGCGCAAGCAGATTCTTGACCGGTCCGGGTTGAGATGTCCACCCATAGCCATCCGCGTTTCGACGCCCCTTCCACTCCCAGCAGAAGCCGAGCTCGGGACGACGGACGATCAATGTCCAACCAGTGAACGCTAGGCGCTCAGCTAGCGTTGCGTTCGGCGACACCTGCGTGAGCTTGAGCGGATCGCCGTGGCGGACGTAGCGCGTGTAGTGCATCGGGCACCACCCGCGCTGGAAGGAGCGTTTCTCGCAGCCTTCGATGGAACAGGTAGCATCGGGCATATCGACTCCAACCAGTCGGTCATGCCCCCGGGGGATTGCCGTCCTCGCGGGGGTCCTACATGCCTACGGTACCGTGCACCCCCGACATTCACGCGGCGAGCTTGATGTAGCGGCGCCAAATGTTCTCAGTCGTGGTGACCCCGTAACGGCCACCGTCGAGCGAGTGGTCGGCGATCTTGATCGGCTTGTCCACGCCCTTGGCGGTTTCCTTCGGGTCCCAGACGTAGCCGGGTGCTTCCTTGATGAAGCCGGGGCACCCGCGATTCGGGTTCGCTTCGGTCGGTCGGGCGACGAGCAGCGAACCCGATGCGATCAGTGACGCGAGCAGGCGGATGCCGTATAGCACGTCGTTGTCCGCGTCGGTTGAGGTGACACCGTGTGTCTTCCGCAACTCGACCTTGAAGGACGCCGCGGACGGGTCAACGATCGTGTAGCGGGGAGTCAGTTTCGTTTGTGTCGACGCGGGCAGGTGACGGTCGTTGAGCCACAGCATGAAGTCGCGGGCGAGTTCGGAGTCTGTGAGTTTCTGCTGCTCGAGGCGGGAGTCGTGACGGAACTCGTCAACGAAGAACAGGCGGGGTGTAGGGCGGCCGAGACTGTCGATCTCGGCAGACACGCCGAGGATGAGCGCGGCGGTCGGGTTCGTTGTGCCGTAGTCGAGACTCACGGAGATTAGTTCACGCATCTCGGGAAGGTCATCCCACGCGATGGTGTGCTTCTCCGGATCCCACATGTCGAACACGGCGCCCTCGGCGGCAACCCACAGGCCCTGGACGAACCGTTTGAACCAGAGCCCGGTGAACTCCGACTTGATCTGGTTCTTGTATTCCTCAGACAGGGCAGGGTTGTCATCCAGCTGGAAATGCCAGGACCGCCACCCGACGAGACCACCAGTCGCGATCCGGTCGAGGAACTTGACCTTCAACCAGTGCGCCGGGGAATCCGGGTTCGTGGTGCCGAACAGCTTCGCACCGGGAGGGGACATGCGTCCGAGGAGTTGGGTGAAGAACTCTTCCGGGATGACCGTGACCTCATCGACGTACGCCAACGCGACGGTCAGACCACGGAGCACCTTCTCGGCCTTCGCATCCGACGCACCCAACACATGCACCGTGCGGCCGAGGACGCGGCCCGTGGGTGCGCCGGCCGTGTAGTGCACAAGCCGCGCGAGGGGACCGAACAGGCTCGGAGTCATGAGCGGTTCGAACACGTTCCGGTACGCCGAGTCCCGGGTGCGGGCGATCACCACGATCACACCACCACGAGCGAACAACACCGCCATCAGGAACCGCAGCAGGCTGACGATCGTCTTACCCGACCGGATCGCACCCTCGAAGATGTTGACGCGAACCTTCGACTCGCGCAGAGACCGCATCTGCTGCGGGCCCAGAACATCCGACTTCTCGGTGTCGTCGACGTCACTCATCTTCGTGCAACCCAAGCTCGAGGATCAGGTTCATCAACATCGACTCAGCCTCAGCAACACCCTCGTCGTCATCGTCATGGATTAGCTCGCGGGCATCCTTCATCGCCAACGACGCCGCGCGGTGCAGGTTCAGAATGTCGCCAGTCGGCGCACGGTCCAGAGTGTGCTCCGTGTACACGTTGTCCTTGCCGCCGATGTTGAACGTCAAGAACGGCTGATCGATTGCGACGATGTGATCCGCGGCCTTCGCCATCAGCTCATCGATGAGTTCCAGGCGCCGAACCTTGAGGTCATGCTGACGTGCAGCCGTCGCAGACGCGGTCTGATTCGCGCGATCGAAGCTGAGTTCTTCCTCCGCAGCGATCCGTGACACAGACGACGGGGCGATGCTCAACTCGCGGGCGATCGCGTTCCGGGGCATGCCTGACTTGATGAGCTCAATCGCGCGCATGCGTACGTTGGCTTCGACCGGGCGACCTCGTGCCATGGTTCACCTCGATCGTGTGCCGCCTGGGCACTGTCACGGGAAGGCTGGGGCCTTGGGGATGGTCGTGTTCAGAAACGACGAAGCCCCCGACAACCGCGTTTTACGCATGGTTGTGGGGGGACATCGCCAACAGTATCACGCAACGAATGACAACGGTGTGATTATCGGGGGTGGGTTCTCCGTACTGCGTTGATGGCACCTGAGACGGCGCAGTAGTCCTGTGGTCGTCCGTCGATCTTCCAGTACCGGTCGCCGTGCTGTACGGGGTCGTAGACCTCTCCGGGTGCGTATTCGATGACGTGGCCGCTTGGTGGGTGGATGGCGCGGACGACCATGGGTGCATCCCAGTGGCAGAAGATCAAGCCGCCGCCAGGGTTGGGTTCTTCTCCGCGGGTGTTCTCGACGGAGTCGGTGCGGTAGGCGCAGTCTTCGCATGCTTTCCGCCGCACGCTTACGGGGCCCTCTTGGAGTGGCTGTTGTGGTCCGGCGAGTTCGACGACCCAGCAGTCGCATCGGTCACCGCCCGAGTACACGGCGGACCCGCAGCACGGCACTTCTTGATCTTCGGGGGCGACACCGAATGTCAGGGTCATAGCCCGTTCCATCGCATGATGGCCCCGGCCGTGAACAGGACGGGTGCGGCAATGGCGAGGACCCGGAACACGGTGACCCACCGGGTGCGTTGCTGTTCGGACTTCCACCCGTTCATGCTGTGCTCGCTTTCGTTTCGGGCTCGTCGATCTGCCACCGCAGGGCCCGCAACGCGTGACCACCCAGCCACACCATGTCGCATGCCCTGCACATGCCGCGTGCGTGGCGGAGGACGTCATCTTCGGGGCCTTCCCGATATTCGACGCGGACGGGGTGCCGGTACACGGTGCCGTCCGCGTCAGTCCATGTGTCGGCGCCGCAGGTGGGGCACGCGGTGGTGATTTCCATGACCCGGGCGGGGTTCACGATCCCACGGATGGTGCGTGCCCATGCTTCGAGTTGTGCGATGTGCCAGGTGTCGTCCAGGTCGTGGTGGGCGAGTCTCGCGACGTACCATGCGCGCAGGTTCCCGGCCGGGTGTTTCTTCGTCGCCACCCCTCCGAGGCGACACCATTCGCGGATCGCGTTCTCGATGAGCACGAACTGGTACAGGGCGTCCGCGTTGAGCAGGGATCTGGTGGATGATGTGGATGCGTTGCCGCCGGCGGTGCCGTCCATCACCCCACGGATCGCAGCCTCGAGCTGATCCAGCAACGATTCGTGATGCACCGGGGTAGCGATGGTCTTCTCCACCCCGTCCACGGTGATCCACTGCACGACTTTCGTTTGGGTGGGTTTCGTGAGTGCGTCTACCGCGTCGAGCAGATATTCGGTCATGGGGTTACCTCCGGAACAGAAGGGGCGGGCGGGGTGGGGGCGGGAAAAGCGGCTACGCATGCTCGGATTGCGGCGAGCATGTCGTCCCATGCGTCCTCGATGTCGTAGCGCACGTCCTCACGGATCATGTGCTTCGGGATGTCGATCTCGCCGTCCTTCACGAACGCGGTCAGGTCTTCCGATCTGAGCACGCGACCCCATGTGCGCGCCTCGTCGGCGTACACGCTGACGTCGAAAGGCTTCACGTTGTGGGGGCCGTCCTTGCCTGCCATGACGACGAATGTTCCGTTGATACGTCCGTGCTGGTAGGTGAACAGTCGCCAGAAGCGGCTCATGTCGTGCGCTTGCTCGCTCATCTCGTACCGTCCTCACGGGTTGCCAGTAGTTCGGATTCCCCCGCACGCACCACGGCGAGGATCACCGGGCCGTCGAGAACCCGCCCACACGAAAGGCACTCCAACCGCCTGCCACCCGGCATGTAGTTGATCTCGTCGCCGAAGATGCCGCGCAGGTTCGTGTGCGGGCAGTGACGCCGCTCCCGCCGGTTCATCGCTCAACCTCTGTGGGTTTGGGTGACCGCTGGGCGATGCGTTCGCGTAGTCTGCGGGTCGATTCGCGCCGCACACGGTCGGCTAGCTTGTGTACGTTCGCGAACTGCACTGTGTATGCCAGGCCGTGGCGGCGGATCGCGGATGCATCGCTGAGCACGGAGTAACGCGCCCACGCGACCCCATATCGGAATGCCCACACGACATCGTCGGGGTGCATGGACTTCGGTACTCGCAGTGCGATCGGCTCACTCATGACCTACCCCCGTTGTCTTTGGGTGACCGTGAAGCCTCCACCGCTTCGAGAGCAGCGCGGGCGATATCCCTGTACTCGCCTTGGTCGCGTTCGTTCAGCCGATTCGACCAGTTCTCGGCAAGTGATTCAGGCGTCGCTTTCTGTCGCCTATCGCACTGCTCCTCCGCGAATATCGCGCGCGCTGCCACTTCCACGTCGGCGTCGGTGATGGGTTGGGGTTCTGTGGTCGCTTCACGAGAAGGCCGGAACCGAGCGACGAACCGATCCCGGAAGTCCTCAAGCAAGGATGGCGAGTTCGTGTCTTCGATGTTCCATGCGTCGAGTAGGTCGTTTGCGAAGTCCCAGAGCGCTTCGTCGGTGATCTCTTCGCGTTCGTCGGGTGCGGTCGGGCTAACACCACCAGCCGGGCGAAAGTCTCGCTTGGCGTTCCACTCGCCCCCACCTTCGGGTGTCCACGCGCTCTGCTCGGTCATGGGTTCTCTCCGTTCTTCGGTCGGACATCAGGGGACGGGGTGGGTAGATGTCTGGGCATCGCGTTCACTTCCCGTACCAAAGCTGGTAGGGCTCGACCGCGACGAATGCGCCGTGCGCGCCGTCCAGATGACCCCACTGCTCGTTGTAGACGCGTGACCCTTTCTTGGTCTGCACCTCGTTCCACGGGTGCTTTGGGTCCCAGGGTGTTGCGTCGAGCCACTGCTGCACGAGCGCGACCGACGCTTCGAGGTTCAACGGGGCGGGCGTCAGGGTCACGTCTTTGTCGTTCCCGACGTACCAGTAGAGAATCAGGCGCGGCGGTTCGTCCTGCCGTGCCTGCACACGCCATCCCTTCACGGTGCGGTTGTCCACAAACGCCAAGGCGAGCGCGGTCGTGAGGTCGGCCCCTGAGACGTCGAAGCGGTAGTTGTCGGCCATCACTCGCCCCCGCCCATTTCGCGTGTGGCTTCGGGGTTGTCCTGCGCCTCCCACTCAGCAAACGCTTCGTCGGGAGGGGCGCCGTCTGCATAAACTCCCCGCGACTTGTCCCATTCGCCATGACGTTCCTGAATCTCGCGTCGCGACCGAGTCCCCCGAGGCTCGGGGTTGTCCTGCGGGACAGGAACAGCGCTCGGGACATCCACGACGCGCGGACCGCACCAGCACGAGCCGCCATCCGTGTCATGCAAACCAGCCAGAACGTCATCTGCACGGACCACGGCCGGATCGGGCGATCCGCCGTCCTGCGTCTCCTGCAAGATGTAGCCGCCCAGTTCCTTCCGCGCGGCCTCGATCCGTGCGTCCCGGTCATCGAGAGCAGCCTCAAGCGACGCCGATCGTTGCTCCTCCTCGAAGTGGTGCAACTCCCGCGAATGCATCTCGCGAATAGCGGCGTCCTTCTCAGCTCGGAGTGTGGTGATCTCGTCCAACAGGGCCGGGAGCGCGTTCACCGCCGCAACGATCAGGAGCGCATCCGTCGTCGGACGCACATGCCGCCCCGACGACTCCTCAATGCGGATCGGTTCCCAACCCATGCCATAGAGGCGGACCTGTGCGCCTGGCACGAATGGCTGCGGATCTCCCGCCATCCATGGTCCGGGTGTTGCTTTCTCGGCTAGTGCCCGCAACCCCACAACATCGTTATCGATCATGACGAACCCCCTCGTGATCCGACCCTTCGAGTGCGTCGCGAAGGCGATGCTGGATGTACCCGTACGTCAACACCGTCCCGTCTGCGCGCGCCTGGTCTAGATCGCCAATCAACAACCGGACATAAGCGCGGAGGTGGTTGAGTTCAGCTTCAGAACGGGGTGTCGTCTCCATAGCTCCCACCCCCCGGAGTCGCCCACGGTTCCTCAACGGCAGACTGCGCGGCGTGCTGTCCCCGGTCGGCGCTTGCGGCACGCGTGACCTGAGCGGTCGCGTAACGCAGTGAGGGGCCGATCTCGTCGACCTCGAGTTCGATCGAGGTGCGCTTCTCGCCCTCACGCGTCTCGTACGAACGCTGCTTGAGACGGCCGGTCGCGATGACCCGCATGCCCTTCGTCAGCGAACCCGCGACGTGCTCACCGAGCTCACCCCACGCGCTGAACCGGAGGAACAGGGCTTCGCCGTCTTTCCACTCGTTCGACGCACGGTCAAAAGTCCGCGGGGTGCTGGCGATGGTGCCGTTCGCGACAGGCTTCCCGGACTGGGTGTAACGGAGTTCCGCGTCCGCAGTCAGGTTGCCGACAACGGTCAGAATGGTCTCGCCGGCCATCAGAGCGCTGCCTCGAAAGAATCGGACTTGATACTGACGCGGCTGTGCCCCAAGCGGGGTGCGCCACGACCTTCGGTGACTTTCGCCCACCCGGAACCGTCACGGTCGTCGAGATAGTCGATACCACCGCCGAAGTTCACGCCGTCGAGCACCACTTCGACAACGGGGATTCGCTGGCCGACGATGTCTGCCGCCCAGTACATCGGGAACTCCGGTGCGTCGTCGACAATGGCGGTTCCGCGACGTGCCTGAGTGGGTATTCCGTTCCAGAACGTTTCAGTGGTCATGCTGTTCTCCTCTGTTTGTTCGCGGGGATTCCCGCTGCTCTGCGTGTTCGTGCGACATACGCGCGGTCTTGGCCGGTCTCTTCGCAGATCCGTTGGTCGGGTAGGCCCGCGCGGGCGAGTTGGATCACGCGGGCTTGCAACGTCTCCGGTGCGAGCAATGGGCGGAGTGCGGCGACGATGATGTCGGACACGGAGACGCCTCGGTCGTCGGCGGCGGTTGCGAGACGTCCCCAAACATGTGTCGGGATCGTGAGGGAAACACCTTTATCCACAGGGGCCGGTGCATCAGGAAGCTGAGATTTTGTTCCTTGGTCTTGGAGACGTGCCGTTCCGTACGTACCGTACGTACCGTTACGTACCGTGGCATTCGGCATCGCATGCTCCGCACGCATGCCCGGCGCATATGCTCGGGCATTGCTCAACGCATCACCCATTGCCCCACCTCGCGTTCGCTGCGGCGCGAGCTCGCTCGGATCTCGCCGCGGCCATCGTCTCGACCGTCTCTCTCGTGGGTTGGTGTTCGTCGTACCCCTTGACACGCCATCCGCCTTCGAATGTCTCGAAGAATCCCCCGTCGACAAGGAGCCGGGCGATCGTGGGATTCCCGTGAATACGCGCCAGAACGGCTTTCTTGATCAGTCCGTCCGTTGCGTGGCGCCCGCTGTACTCGATCGCGAACTTCCACACCGCGATCGCAGCAAGTCCTCGCTGCCCGTGCTCGTCGATGAACTCGACGACCTTGGGGTGATCGTGTGTGTCGGTGTCCATGCGGACCCACGGCAATCCGTTAGCCATCAGCGGGACCTCTTTTGCATGATGTTTTCCTCTGCTTCGAGCTCCGCACGGTGCTCTTGGTGTGCCGTTGTGGTCTTGGAGCAGGCCCCGAATCGGTCGAGAATGTTCGCGCGTTGACCACAAACGACGCACTCGGGGGCCGAAGATTGCGATTCTGTGATGCGTTCGAGCACGATTTGGACGGCTGCGCGGTCTAGATCGGTCGGGTTGTACTCAGGGATCTCGCTCACGATTCGGCCTCCGGTTCGTCGAAGTCGCCGCGTTCGACACGCATCCGCAACCCCTCGTAGATGGCTTTCGCGATCGGTGGCTTCACCTTCTCGGCGCGGGCACGGAGCCATGCGGCCAGGGCGTTGTTGTCGGCCATCAGCGGTCTCCTCGCATCATGTCTTCGACGCGCGTGCGTTCATTTGCGGAGATCAGGTAGAACCGTTCGCCCTCGACCGTTTCGATTGGGGTTTCCTTGCATCGGGCGAGGGTTTTCTCGTTGGTGGAGTCCTTCGCGACGATCAGTCCGCGTCGGATCAGGGGGGTTCGCTCGAGGGGATGCAGGTGGGTCTTGCGTCCGTTGCAGAGCCCGCATGCGGCGATCAGTGCGGCACCGTGGTTCAGGACCAGGGAGCCGCCGTGGCCTCGGTCAGCACGGTGGTCTGCGGTGGATGCTTCGCCCATGCATCCGGGGAGCACGAGCAGGCAGAAGCCGCCGTCGCGTTCGATGACGTCACGGACAAGACCCTTCGGCATCGTCTTCACTCGGGACTTCATGACTCGTCCCCCTTCGGGTGGCATGTGCAGCCCGAAGCGGCGCCAGAGTGACCCAGCGGAGTCCAGCAGCATGCCCGCTTGCATCGGCCCGGTGTGGGTTCGTGAGCGACAGTGGGAGGCGTAGCGATCATGCTGCGTCCCCGTCCCAGTCACCGAACATCGACGGCTGCAAAGGCTTCCTGATCCGAGCGAGGATCAACGGCAGGTGATCCGCCTCCGCCTCGATCAGGTCGCACTCCATGCCCTCGAGCAACGCCGCTTCACCCGTCGTCCCGGACCCCGCGTACAAATCGAGTACCCGGCCTCCCGGTCGGGTGACCAGTCGGACCAGCCAGCGCATCAACGCGAGCGGCTTCACCGTCGCATGGACAGTGCCCTCGACATTCGGGCGCTCGCTCGTCGGCGCCTTCGCCTCGTAACGGAACGTCGGGAAGAACCTCGATGCACCGCCGCTGTCGCCGTATCCGCGCTCACCCTCGGCTGCCCCGTGTGAACCGAGGATGCCCGCGTCCTTCGGTGCTCGCGCGTGGTGCGCCGCGAGCTTCCCGCTCGTCAGGACGCCGGTCTGCTCGTCGAGCGCGTCAGCCTGCGAATCGTCCAGAACTACGTTCGTCGGCCATCGCCCGAGGGATTCTGCCTTCGCAACGTTCGCCCGAACACGCTCGGCGTGAGCAGCGACTTCGTCGGCGTCCTTCATCCAGGGCCGATCCCAGCCGTCGGACTTCGTCGCCAGACCCGCGCCAGACTCCGCTCCGCCACCGAGCTTGTCGTCCGTAGCAATCCGGGTCGCGTCGATGTTCAGGGCGCCCGTGCCGTACACGAGCACGTTCGCTGCGACGGTCCCACGGAAGGGCTTTCGCGCGACGACGATGGGCTCGAAGGCTGGCTTCAGCGCGGTGCCCCAGCCCTCCCACTGCCGCGCTTCCTCAGTCGCGGGGCACGTTACGTCCGACCAGACACCGGAGCCGGCGGTCAGACCTGACTCGCCGCGGTCAATCCGGCTTTCCTCGTTCGACTTCACCCACTTGTCGGAGGGTTCGCGGTTCAGGATGCGGTTGCGTTTCCCGACTACTTCTCGCTCGGCACCGGCGGCCTTGTCGATTGCTTTCGAGACATCCATCGACTTCGGGAATCCTGAGCCGTAAAGCCATGCGATTGAGTCGCGCATCTCAAACCCGGCGTCCTCGATCGCGACGGCCATACGGTGCCAGGTGCGTGAACCTCCGAACGCGAGCAGGTGCCCGCCCGGTTTCAGCACGCGCAGGCACTCCTGCCACACGTCTACGTCGTACGCAATGCCGGATGAGTCCCACCCCTTGCCCATGAACCCGAGCTCGTACGGCGGGTCCGTCACGATCGAGTCGAACGTTCCGTCGGCGAACGTCGGCAGGATCTCCATGTTCATCCCGTGCCAGAGCCGCAGGCCTGCGTCCTCGTAGTGGAGAGTCATATCAGGTCTCCCAACATCTCTGCGGCCCATAGCTGCATCCACGTGTCCCCGTGAGCGGCGCACATCATCTCCACCGCAAGCTCCGACGTGATACGGATGCGGCGGGTGCCTTCGAACCGGTACCAGGCGTGTTCGTGGGGGTAGAAGACGGGCACGTTGGAGGGGTTCTGCCAGCGTCGGATCTTGTGACCCCAGACGATCGCACGGGTCTGGTTTTCGGCCTCGCAGGACTGGTTGCACAGCAAGCAGAGGGTGAGTCCGCCGACGACCGTGGGTTGACTCTTCGACCCGCCCATACCTGTCGATGCACGGTGCTGATACGTCAAACCATCCACGTCGCGACACGAGACACACTGTTTCCCGTCGCGCTCGTAGACAGAACGGCGAACCTGAATCGTCGGGGCGCTCATCCCGCCACCTCCGCGAATACGAGATCCCACGCGTCACGCTCACCGGGCGCCGCCAACAGCGCGCCGAGGATCGCCTGCGCCATCAACGGCGGCACGGCGTTCCCGATCTGCAAGAACTGCTTCGTCTTCGAGCCCCGCCAGACAAAATCGGACGGGAACGACTGCAACGTGGCAGCCTCATCGACCGTGAGTTTCAAGGCGGTGCCGGACTGCTCACCGTGGCCGTGATGTTCACGCGCGGTGATCTCGCCTTTGCCAGCTACCGTCGTTGCGGGCTGATCCGCCCACTTCCAGTTCCGCGCCTGACCGGTGACGGTCTGCGCCGGGGAATCCGACCGCCGCGACTGTCGCTTCTTGCGCCCCCCGGAGAGTTGCGAATCGTTGTTTCCGATCAACCACCGCACGTCGTTGAGGTGCTCCCCGAAATGCACTGTCGGGGCGGGCTCGTCGACTGACCGGACCGCGGCGTTTGCCTGAGTACCGTTCACGATCCAGTCGCCGCGGCGCTGCGCCTTGAGCATCGTCTCGCGGGCGTTCGTGGGGAAAGGTTCGTAGCCGCCGGTCGCAGCGCCGCCGCTCGTGACGGTCAGTGAAGGACGTGCGGTCATGCCCCATCCGAGCGCTTCGGCCATCGATACCCACTTCTGAACGCCCGGGTCCAACCGTGTTGGGTTGGTCGAGTAGAACCGGGAATGCGTCGGGGTGGGCGGGGTCACCTTGCCGTCGAGGCGCGCCATGAGGATCGCCCGCTTCCGTGTCTGCGGGACGCCGTACATCTCGGCCGACAGGATGCCCGTCCACACCGAGTAGCCGAGCGTGCGAAGGACCGCGCCGATCGCATGCCACACCGGCAACACCTCGGGAACCTGCTCGAGCGCCACCAACCGGGGACGATGCGCCCACACCGACGCGAGCGGGGTGAGAACCAGCGCCGTCCGCGGGTCCAGCATCTTCGTGAGCTCGAACAGTCGGGCGGGGTCGGTGAATCGGCGATCGTCGATCGCCTGCAACACATCGCCGAGTGCATCGCGCCCCTCGCCGTTCCCGGCCATGCTGAACGTCTGGCACGGCGGCGAATCGATCTTGAGGTCGTGAGGCGGCACCATCCACGGGCTGAACAACCCCGACCACGCATCCCGGTAGATCGTCCGGAATCCGTTCGCCGAGCGCGTGCGGATCGCAGCGGGCATGATCTCGTTGCCGTACTCGAGGATGTTGAGCCGACGGCACGCGAGCGACCAACCGCCAGCACCCGAGAACCCGTCGACCGCGACGATGCGGGGCGTCATGATGCGCGCCATTCGGTGAGGCGTTCCAACGGGAACCGGTTATCCCACTCCGCGGTCATGCTGCACATCCGATGCAGAAACCCATACCGTCGATGAATAGTGACGCCGTACCGCAGAGGATGCAGTGTGCACGGTTCTGCGGGTGTCGGTTGCCGCACTTGTCGCAGTCGATGATCGGGATGCCGGTCTGCGTTGTCTCGGGGCTCATGGCTTCTCTGCTCGTCTGCGTGCTTTGGCGACACCAGCGGGGAGCCCCACGGCGATGACCCCACCGAGGATCAGCAGGACACCGATTGCGGCGAGCCACCACCAGAGTTCCCCGCCCGTCTCAGGCAGGATGTCCATGGGGATGTAGGTCAGGTCGTGGGGGAACGCACACGACGGGGCGTTGTACACGTCGGCGAGTTCCGGGCATGTTGCCGGTTGCGGAACAATCACCGTTCCATCCGGCAACCCGGGTACGTCAAACTTGGTGGGCATTTCGTTCCTTCACAGGGGTTCGGGATGTTTGATGGGTGGGGGTGGTCTTGTTGGCGCAAGACCACCCCCGGTTCAAGGGGCTACGGTTCGGTCGAATGGCGCATCGTCGGGATCACGACAGGCTCCCGCCAAAGAAGTAATGACGATCACGAAGGGGCTCCATCTCGGGGTCAAAAACCGGGTTGTGGACCGGGCATAAGTCGCGCACGAACTGGCCCATCGTTTCCGCGTGCCACTTTTCACGCTCCTCGGGCGAGCAGTGATTACGTCGCTTGCGTTCACATCCGTCCACATCGCAGACGATGATGCCGCCGGGGTGATCCGGGTAGTTCGTCATGCGTCGGTCCCCCATTCGTCGTCATCCGGCGCCCCACCCGTCAACAAGCGGGCAAGAGACTCCGTTGACATCAGGACATATTGAGCGGCCGGGTCCGTGGTGCCGCGTTTCTTGAACACCACCACCCCAACCAGCGCGTCATCATTCGCAGCCTCGAGCTCCGCCTCCTCCAACCATCCGGACAGGTCGTGGCGGGCGGAGTCCTTCAACTCCAGGACGATCCGGCCACCGAGCGCGGCACGAACCTGACCGATATCGCCCCGATCCAGACGCCCGTTACGGGTTCGGCGGTCGATGTTGTCGTTGTTGAGACGCACCTTCAACCAGTCCGCTATGAGACGCTCAAACTTCGTGCCCGCCTCACGGGCGGTACGACGCGAACGGGTCACGATGCACCACCGCCAGCCGCGTACGCCTGACGAACGGACGCCCCAATACTCCTCAGCGCGTCCAACTCGGACGACAACGCCCGCCACTGCTTCTCCGCATACCGGTGAGCAGCATCCGCATCATCCCGAGCCTCACGCTGCGCGATCGTCTCCAACTCGGCCGCGTACCGCTTCTCGTGTGCGGGACCACCGAACGCCATGTAGGCCCGTGCGAAAGCGACATCCAAGGTGTGTTCGGCTTGCAGGAATGCTCGGTACCGTTCGGAGACCACGGACACACCTTTTGCGATGCGTTGCGACGCTTCACGGATCGCGGCCTCGATCTGCACAGGGTTGAGTGGCTCGCTCATGAGAGTTCCAACTTTCGGGCCGTGAACGCCGCCTGAACCTCAGGCGTGAACCACTCGTGCGCGGTCTCGTCGTAGTACTCCTGCAAGCCCTGCACGGACGCGATGCCTTGCAGGAAGTCCTGCCAGCCCTCGGGCGGTTGCGGCCCCGCATCGGCGGGCGCATCAGGCTTCCCCTGCGCGTCAGAGAACTCGGATAGATCACCCTTGTGCCACAGGTCGAGTGCGGCACCAAATCTCATCCCGGCGTTGCGGAGAGCATCACCGATCGCCTCTTTCACGGCGTTTCCGCCGGACTTGCCCTGAGCGTCGCCGTAACCGAGGCGTGACACACCGCAGACGGTGAGCCGAATCCACAACCCGCCGTTGCCATCCAGCGCGGGCAGACCCTTGTCGTCAAACCCGAGCGGCTCCCACGACCACTCCGGGTCAGCCTCAAGGAGACGCTTCGTCAGCGCCGCATGGCCCACATAGTCGAGGTGGATTGCTCGCGCGTGATACCCGCCGCAGTACTTCCCATCGGCCGACACTGATGAACCCGGCTTGCACGCTTGCCGGTTCTTGTCATCCTTCGAAAGTTGCTTCGGCAACAGACCGATGTCCGTCTGCGGTCAAGTCCTGGGACGTGGTGTATCGGTGATCGTGTGATCCCTCGTGTCGAGGTCAGGCTGTGAGGGCCCGAAGGTCGGGTTCGATCACCTCCTCTGTGGTGGGTTCGCCGACGCGGCGTGCGGCGGCGAGGGCGTCGAGGCCGAGGTAGCGGCGTTGCTCGGCCCACTCGTCGTGTTGCTCGGCGAGGACGGCGCCGACGAGCCGGATGATCGCGTCGCGGTTCGGGAAGATGCCCACGACGTCGGTGCGGCGGCGGATCTCCCGGTTGAGGCGTTCGTTCGGATTGTTGGACCAGATCTGCCGCCAGATGCTCTTCGGGAACGCGGTGAACGCGAGGATCTCCTCACGTGCGGCCTCGAGGTGCTCGAACGACCTGGGGAGCTTGTGCTCGAGCGCGTCCAGGACGCGGTCGAACTGGGCGTGCACGGACTCCGCGTCGGGCTGGTCGAAAACCGTGCCCAGCAGGGTCTTCACCCATGGCCACGAGGACTTTGGGGTCACGCTCATCAGGTTCGCCGCGTAGTGGGTTCTGCACCTCTGCCAGGACCCGCCGACGGTCGCGCCGATCGCTGCGACCAGACCTGCGTGTGCGTCGGACGTGACGAGCTTCACGCCGGTCAGGCCTCTCGCGACGAGGTCGCGCCAGAACGTCAGCCAGCCGGCGCCGTCTTCGGTCGAGTTGACTTGCAGACCGAGGATCTCGCGGTAGCCGTCGGCGTTCACGCCGGTCGCGACCAGCACCGCGACCTTCACGACCCGGCCGCCCTCGCGGACCTTCATGGTGAGCGCGTCGGCGGCGACGAACGAGTACGGGCCGGCGTCCAACGGCCGGGTGCGGAACGCGGTCACCTGCTCGTCAAGGTCGCGCGCCATCTCCGACACCTGCGACTTCGACAGCCCGGTGATCCCGAGGGTCTTCACCAGGTCATCCATCCGACGGGTGGACACGCCGAGGAGGTAGCTGGTCGCGACCACGGTGGTCAGTGCGGCCTCCGCGCGGCGGCGGCGTTCCAGCAGCCACTCCGGGAAGTAGGTGCCCTGCCGGAGCTTGGGGATCTTCACGTCGATGGTCCCGGCGCGGGTGTCGAAGTCGCGGTGGCGGTAACCGTTGCGACGGTTCACCCTGTCGTCGCTGATCGTGCCGTAAGCGGCGCCGCAGATCTGGTCCGCGTCCGCGGATAGCAGCTGGTTGATGAACGTGCCGAGCATCTCCCGCAGCAGATCGGGAGACGCCTGCGCGAGGTGGTCTTCGAGGAAGCGGGCAGGGTCGATATCGTGGGGTGAGACGGTCATCGTCGGGGTCCTTTCGAGATGGATGTGAAGAGTTCTCTCGAAGGATCACGCGGTGACCGTCGCTACGTCCGCAGCGACACGGTCACCCGATCCGTACACCACCTTGCCGGACGCCACCCCGTCTGCTCGAAGGGTTCACGCAGCTTCTCGATACTCATCACGCACCTCCAACATCAGGTCAGCCACATGGGCAAGGTCAGAAATCATTGCTTCGTCGCGTTCGATCCACACCGAGCGGGGCTCGAACCATGCGAGCCGGAACCATCCGCCATCCACGACGCGCTGGTTCCACAAGAAGAGGCACCGTTCCGCTCCGGTGACGTGCAGCTGGAACTGCACTTGTCGGCGGTATCGGATCGGGATCTTCTTCTGGTTCGTCTCCGCGCCGTCCCACGGGTCACCGGGCGCCTTGCACTCACCGATGAGGGCGTGGTCAAGCGAAAGCCCGTCAGGTGTTGCGCGGTGTAGTGGGTTTGCCCCGGCGATCACCCAATCGACTGGCAAGATGCCGTGCGACTGGTGCGCGTACTGCATCATGGCGGCTTCTGAATCGGTGCCGAACTGCATGTACCCGTTCACCTCGACAGGTTCGGGGTGCATCCATGCGTCTATCGCTTTCGCACGGTCTTGTTTCGCTGCCACCTCGGCTACAGCAGTTGCCGTAACACCGAATCGGCGGGCCCGTAGCCACTCGGATTCGCTGATGTGTTTAGCGGCTAGGAATCTGTCGGCGGTGATCATCCTTCGACCTCCGCGATTCTCTCCGTGACATCCACAGGACGTGCAAGTTCGCGCGCCGGGGGTTCAGCGATGTGCGCGATCCCGAGCGTGACGAGCCCACGCACCACCTGAATGAACGTGAACCCACCGGACGTGTGAACCTCAGCGAGCTCGAGCTCCGCGATGTCGAGCACCTGTTGTTTCGTCTGCACGAACGCGGACAAATGCAGCGGGGCGGTTGGGACCATCCGCGAGTCGGTGACGATCGGGTAGTCCTCGATGAAGTCCGCGATCGCGTGTAACCCGTTCACAATCTGCGTGTTGCTCATCAGTGCTCTCCCATACGGTCGGGTGCCGTCGATCTACCAACGGGCTGGTTGCATTCGTGACAGCAGCCACGAATCGGGATCGTGTCGGCCTGACACCACTCACACCAGGCACGTTCAGCGCATTCGGTGCAGCCCTCGCAGGTGTCGAGGTGCTCAGCGATATCCGTGTTGTCCGGGACCGCGACGTCAGGGCGGAGGAAGGGGTGGCCCCAGTCGTGGGACTCTCCATCTCGTCCGCACCGATCGCACTCATCGAGCCCAGGTCCTGCATCCCGGGCAATGAGTTCAGCTAGCCCGGGACTAGCGGCCGCGAGACTCGCGGCCAGTTCGTCGCGGGCGTTCATGCTGGTCCTCCGTAGATCGCGGCAGCAGCCAAACCAACCAGCAGGGCCGTCACGATCGCGGTGCACCACAGTTCCGGGACATTCCAACGGAGACGCGTTCTCGGGGCGCTCACGACGCATCCTCGGGGTAAATACGGTGACCGTCAGTTATCTGCTCGTCATCGGTGGGGCGGAACCGCGTACCGTTCGACCCGATGAATCGGTCCTCACCAATCACGAAGTCGTGTACGACCAGGAACGGCCCCGTATCTCCGTTTGCCGTGAGCACCCACACCTCGCCGACCTTCGCGTCGTGCCCTGCGGGCTCCGGTTCCGGGTGAGCATCGAAGAACGCCATTGCCGCCAAAATCCCGAGGCCGTCCGGGTGACTGAGAGCTCCGGAGGGACGCTGGCCCTCTTGCCACGTCCCCGAAGCGCCGGTGCGCTCCAGAAGAACGCGCGCATATCGGAACCCGTCTGCGTCCAGCCCGAGCGGGTAGACGACGTAGTCGGGGTTCTCGGGCCAGCGCCACCGTCCGAGGCGTTCGTCCTCCTCATGACGGAAGAACTCACGCAACGCAACCTCCACAGCCGGGGAAACGTTGCCGTACGGCTCCCGCCCCGCAAGTTGTGACCGAAGTTTGTCAAGATGGATCGGGTCGCCGGAAAGATGCAGGCCAGCGCCGTTCGGCACTCGCTGCACTGCGACCCCGTTACTTGCGGTGAATCCGTCCGACTCCGGTACGATCTCTTTGAGCGTCATTACCGCTCCTTCCGTTTGGTTGTTGGTTTCGCACTCGTTCACAGCGGGTGCGTTTCCTTTTGGTTTGTGTTGGTGGCGGCAGTCCCCACTGCCCCGCCAACCGTGCTGGTCCGGTGAGCTACACGGCTCCAGCGGTCAGGCGGCGTCCTTCCACCACGAACCGAGCGAGTTTGTGCCGCGAAGACCGCGGTTGTACGCCTCAGTGATCGCCGCGGCAACACACGTCGGCACGGGCTGACCGAACTGCTCGCGGATCAACTGCGCCCGGTTCAAGAGACCCTTGATTCCGCCGTTGTAGGCGTTGAGCTTCTTGATCAGTTGCTCCTCCGCCAGGCGCCCCTCGAACCGGCCACGGAATAGGGCAACGCCCGAGATGATGACGGACTCGAACCCGCGGTCGCCGAACGCTTCACGGATGACGAACAGCGCGCCCACCAGACCGCGCGGGCCGTACTTGTTGTAGGTCGAGGTCAACGCAGTTACGGCCGAGATCGCCCCGTGCCCTTGCGCCTTCGCGACCTTCAGGCCAAGCGAGCGGACGATGCGGTCCACGTCGGACTCGAGCGGTCTCTTCGCCTCGACGCTGAGTCGGAACCTGTCATATGCCGAGACCGCGAGTACTTCGTTGTGCTGGAGGAACTTCTCAGCCTCCTGCTCCTCGGTGAGGTCGAAGTAGCACCACGCTTCGATCTCCCAGTCCTCGAAGCCCTCACCCCAGTACGCCTTCAGCGCGTTGAATCGGTGCTGGCCGTCGATGATCCAGTAGTACCCGTCACGATGGGAGACGGTGAGGGTGCCCAACCGTTCCATGTCGAGCGAGTCGACGATCTTGTTCACCCGCGACTGGTTCAGGTCACGTTGCGCGGTCGGTGAAACCCTGAGGTCACCGAGCCGCACCGTGCGGATGCGTGCTTCACGCTTGATCTTCTTCGCCACCGTCAACGGCGTCACGTTCTCTGCTGCCTCACCCATTGCTGATCTCCTTCAGTCGGGACTTCATGCGGTTGATTGCACGGAGCGGTTCGGCGAGTCGTTGCAGCCACTCGTCCGCCTTCTCCGGGCTAATGTCCTCGAACTCGACGAGTTCGAGAGCGCTCTGGTTGACCTCGATGGACGTCACGAGACGTTCCATCACGTCGAGGCCGTTGATTCGTTTCGTCTTTCCCATGACCTTGTCGGCGGGGAACTCGATGCCGCGGCGGGCGCCTTCAGCACGGACGTGCTTCTCGGTCATCCCCACGCGCTGTGCGATCTGCGGCGACGTCAGACGCTGAGTGGCAAGGTCAGCTACCGTCTGCCACTTCGCGGCCTGAGCCTCACTGTGCGTCGGCAACGCCTTGAGCTTCCGGGTCACGTTCGACCGGGAAAGGTTTCCCTCTTCCTTCGCCTCGCCCATGACGTCCTCGAACTGTTCGTCAGATACGTCATCCGTCATCGCGTAGATATCCGTCAGCTCGTCCTTGTGAGCAAAATCAGTCGTCAGAGCGACATCTCGGTCATGGCGAGATGTCGCTCCTGGCGGGATGCTGCCCCCCTGGCCCCGCTTCGCGATCTCGCCCGCGTCCTGCCCCTTGCGGATCGCGACCCCAAGGCCTCGCTCAGCGCGGCGGACCATCTCGGTCGCCTCAAGCTGGATGCCCTCGGAAAGCTTCTTCTGTTTTGCGGCCTCGGCCACCGTCGCAAAGAACGCTTTGATGTCCGATACCTCGCGCGCCGGGTTCGTCGCCTCAAGCGCGCGCTCCAGCCACTGCTTGGACTGGTCGAGCATCATCGTCAGCGCGAGTTCCTGCTGATCCTTCGGTAGCGCGTCAAGCATCGCCACATCCGCAGACGCGGTAGAATCAGCGAACTGATCTCCATCAGTCCCGACCCCGGCGTGTTGCAGCACGACCGGGGTCAACTCTTGCCCCAGCGCGCTCATGCTGCACGCTCCGCGCGAGCGATGTTCTCGACCTCTGCACGACTGAGGACGTACGCACCTCGGAGTCCGGGGAGCTTAGCCAGGTGGGGGATTGCTCCACTCTCGATCTGGCGGTGGACTGTTCGAACGTCGCGGTGCAGCAGCTTCGCGGCTTCCGCTACTCCGATCATGTCTTCGTTCTTGGGCAT